AGCGATATATTTTCAGCCGGTTTCCGCAGATTCCACAGATCAGGAGGTGTCCCGTTATGGCTGGTCGTAAGCAGCTTCGTCCGGTGGCTCCTGATGAGCGGGCTACTCCTTCTGAGTCGCGTTTGGATCGTTTGCGGGCGCAGCGTGCGGTGCTGGATGCCCATATTCACAATGACCAAACATTGGCGCGGGATCTTGCGCCTTTGATTCGTCAGGTTCGGGAGATGGACAAGGAGATTGAGTCCTTGGAAATCCAAGAAACTGAGGTCAAGGCTTTGCGGGGGGATGACTTGAATGGGGCCAGCTCCACAGCATGGAGAATCGAAGCGATCTAACGCTGATCGCAAGCTTTCTGAGGTTGCCCGGCATGTTGTGTTGCCGGATGCGATTGTAGCGACTGATTGGCCGTTGATTGAGCGGCAGTTGCGTCGTATGGAGACGCCGCTGGATGAGTGGCAGCGCGGCCTGGGTATGTCTATTTTTGCTACTCGTGAGGGTGGGCAGTACGCGTGCGGTATTGGTGGCGCTGTCATTTCGATCCCTCGCCAGACGGGTAAGACGTACACGATTGGCGCGCTGATCTTCGCGTTGTGTATTGCTAAGCCGGACACGCTGGTTTTGTGGTCCGCGCACCGGGCCCGTACCCACAATGAGACGTTCAAAACGATGGGCGCTATGGCGTTGCGTCAGGCTATTGCCCCGTTTATCAAGCGGACGTTGACTGGTGCGGGTACTGAGGCTGTGGAGTTCGCTAACGGCTCCCGCATCTTGTTTGGTGCCCGTGAGTCCGGGTTCGGTCGTGGTTTCGCCAAGGTCGATGTGCTGGTTTTGGATGAGGCGCAGATCCTCACCGAGAAGGCGATGGAGGATATGGTGCCGGCGACTAACGCGGCACCTAACGGGCTTGTGATCCTTATGGGAACTCCCCCGCGCCCGTCTGACCCTGGCGAAGTGTTCCTGAATCGTCGTATGGCGGCTCTGAATAGGACGTCCGGGAATGTTCTCTATGTGGAGATGTCCGCGGATCCTGGCGCTAATCCTGATGACCGTAAGCAGTGGGCGATTGCTAATGCGTCGTATCCGCACCGGACGACGACTGAGGCAATCATGCGTATGCGTGAGTTGCTGGGCTCGGTCGAGTCGTTCTTGCGTGAGGGCCTCGGCATTTGGGATGAAGCGGCGCTTTCTAAGAAGGCGATCAGCGCTAAGCAGTGGGCGGAACAGGCTATTGAGTCTAAGGACGTCCCGACTGATGGCCGGCGCGTGTACGCGGCACGGTTCGCTGTGGACGGCTCGGCGGTGGGTTTGGCCGCGGCTATTCGCCCCGACGCCGGCCCTATCCATGTTGAGGGCATCAAGGTCGCTTCGATGGCGGATGGGACGGCGTGGCTTGTTGAGTGGCTGCTTGAGCGCCATGAGAAGGCGGCGCAGATCGTGGTTGATGGCAAGGCTGGTGTGGGTTATCTGGTTCAGGCGTTGCGGGACGCGAAAGTCCCTGCGTCGGTGATTATCACCCCGACCACGGATCAGGCTATCGCGGCTCACTCGATGTTTGAGTCTGCGTTGCATGGCAAGGAATTGACGCACCGCGGGCAGGAGCTTCTGGATGACCAGGTTAAGGCTGCTGAGAAGCGGAAGATCGGCGCGACTGGCGGTTTCGGTTGGGCCGCCCCCGAGGGCGAGAGTGTGGTCCTTTTGGACGCTATAACACTGGCCCATTGGGGCGCTAAGACAACGAAACGTAGACCAGGAAGGAAGGCAGGATTTCTGTGAGTGAATGGACTGCTGCTGACCTTCAGTCGTTGCGGGTCGAGAATGTCACTGATTCGGAGCGAGGCGCGATTCGTGAGTTACTGAGCGTGTGGAACGGGCGCCGGACGAAGAACCTGAAGCGTTCGCTGTATCACGATTCTGAGCAGGCGTTCAAAGACCTTGGGCTCACGCTGCCCCCGCAGTTGAAGAACGCTAAGTTTTACCTTGGCTGGGCGACGATGGCTGTGCGTAAGCCGGCGATGCGTTCCCAGTTTGAGGGGCTGCGTTTGCCTGGTTCTGAGGATCCGTTTGAGTTGGGCGAGATCCTGGCCGCGAATAACTTTGCGTTGGAGCTTGGGCAGGGCATCGTTTCGGCGTACAAGCACGGCATGAGCCTTGTTACCGTAGCTAAGGGTGTTGCTGGTGAGGCTCCGGTTCAGATCCAGGGGCACTCTGCGGAGTCCTCAGCGGCTGTCTGGGACCGTCGTAGGCGGCGTGTGGCCTCTGCCCTCACTATCTCCGCGATGGACGTTGACAAGCCGACTGAGTTCATTGTCTACCTGCCGGATGTGGTGCTTTCGTGCCGGCGCGATGCGGGTAAGTGGGTTGCTGAGCGGATCCCGAACCCGATTGGCCGGACGTTGGCGCGGCCGTTGACGAATGATCCGCAGTTGAATAAGCCGTTTGGGCGTTCGCGGATCACGAATCCTGTCATGGCGCTTTGTGACATGGCTGTCCGTGCGTATGTTCGCATGGAAGGTAACGCTGAGTTCTACTCGTCGCCGCAGCTTGCGGTGTTGGGTATGGAGGCGGACGCCACCGAGGGTCTGAGTGAGTCGAAGAAGTTCAAGCTCGCTATGGACCGTCTGCTCGCGTTGTCTCGTGACGCTGACGGCAATGTGCCGGAGTTGAAGCAGTTGCAGCAGTCGACTATGACGCCGCACTCGGACATGTTGCGGACTGTGGCGTCTGCGTTCTCTGGTGAGACTGGGATTCCGTTGAACTCGCTGGGCATCATTCACGACAACCCGGCCAGTGCTGAGGCGATCCGGGCCGCTGAGCATGACCTGCTGATTGATGCGACGTATCACAACAAGTTTGTGCATGGTACGGCTGTTGAGGACATCGCCAAGCTCGCTGTGATGGTCCGTGATGGTTTGACTGAGCCGCCTGCTGAGGCGTGGAAGTTGTCGGCGTCGTTCGCTGATCCTGAGTTCAGGTCGACGTCGGCTAACGCTGACGCTTACGTGAAGATGGCGGGCGCTAACGAGGACTTGAAGAGTTCCCCCGTACTGCTGGAAACCGTGTTCAACGATGACCAGATCACCCGGATCCTTGACGAGCGTAAGCGTGCTGCTGGTCCTGGTCTGATCGCTTCGCTGTTGGGTGCTGGTACGGCCGGCGCTGAGGGTGATCCTGCGGTTGACCAAGCTAAGTCTGATGCTGAGGTGCTGAACTTGAAGGCGTCGGCTTTGGGTACGTTGCGGCGTGCTGGTGTGGACGCTGACAGCGCCGCGCAGCTTGCTGGGCTTGAGGGTGTCCGGTTCATCCCCGGTAACCCGATCACGATCCGCGAAGAAGGCGCGTAGCAGATGGTGGAGCGGGCCCAGCTTGAGGCGTTCCGGTTGGCGAACAACGAACTGTCCCGGATGGTCAAGGCTGAGTTGGCGGCGTTCTTCGCTTCCCTGAATCTTGACCGTCCGGAGGCTGCCCGTGACGCTTTGTTGGCGTTTGTGCCGCTTTTGGTGGACCAGTACGGGGCTGTTGCGGGCACGATGGCGACGGAGTTCTATGAGGAGATGCGGGCGGCGTCTGGGGCCACTGGGCGGTTCACTGTCCTGGCCGCTGCGGGCGTCCCTAGTGAGGCTGTAGAGGCCAAGGTGCGGTACGCTGCCGGGCACCTCTGGACGCCTGATCCCGCCGCGGCTCTAGCTCCCCTGCTGGGCGCTACGGACAAGTATGTGAAGCAGCCAAGCCGGAACACAATCGCGGAGAATGCCGACCGTGAGGGCGTCCGTTATGCGCGTGTCCCGACTGGCGCTAAGACGTGCTCGTGGTGTCTGATCCTCGCTTCGCGTGACGCGGTCTATAAGTCCAGGCGTTCCGCGGGCGGGGACGGTCACCGCTATCACGGGGACTGTAACTGCCAGGTTGTTCGGATCGCCAAGCAGTCGGACTATCCCGAGGGTTATCTGCCGGATGACCACTATGCCAAGTACGAGCACGCACGCAAGACCGCGGGTTCGGGAAACATCAAAGACATCGCCGCGGCTCTACGCCGCGACTTCCCTGACCTTGTCAATGACGGGGTCCACACCCACTAGACCACCAGCCCCGCACGGGGCTGATTTATCCCGCACGGGAGGCAGTAAAAGATGAGTGATGTAACGCCCGAAGTTGGCGACCCCGGAACCCCGGACCCGTCACCGGCACCTACCCCGGCGCCTCCTGCACAGGAGCCCGACTGGAAAGCGGAGGCCCGCAAATGGGAAGAGCGTTCAAAAGGCAATAAGACTGCGCTGGATGAGTTGACGGCGAAGTTCCAAGAGGCTGAAGCTGCACGGAACGAACTGGCAACGAAGCTGCAGGCTGTTGAGCAGGAGAAGGAACGGGCCGCGCTCGTTTCTGAGGTTGCCGAAGCTAAGGGCGTTCCCGCGTCCGCGCTTAGGGGATCGACCCGCGAAGAGTTGGAAGCCCACGCAGACGACATCGCTGCACTCATCAAACCCGCCGGCCCGGTCATCCCTGGCCAGGAGCGGACCCCTTCAAAGGTTGGCGATGACCCCTTGCGGGAGTTCACGCGCAACCTCTTCAACGCAAACACTGACTAGGAAGGCCCACGAAAATGGCTGTTCTGACTACTGGCGATCTCGTCATCCCCAAAGAAATCCTCGAACCCTGGATCAAGAAGGTATCCGAGGGTTCTGTTATCTCTACTCTGTCCGCCCAGACCCCGATGAAGTTCGGCAAGGGCGAGGCGTTCGTGTTCAACATCGGTGAAGCCGAGTACGTTGGTGAAGGCGCGAACAAGGGCCCTTCGACCATCACGAAGACGTCCCAGACCACGGACCCGTTCAAGTTCCACAAGACGGTTCGTTGGACTGAGGAAGTTCAGTGGGCCGATGAGGACCACCAGCTCGGCGTGGTGCAGGAAATCCTGTCCCAGATCCAGCCGTCGCTGTCCCGCGCTCTGGACTTCGGTGTGATCCACGGTATCAACCCGACCGGCGGTGCTGCTGTTGCTGCCATGACTCAGCGTCTTGTGAACACCACGAAGACCGTCGAGGTTGGCACGGAGGCGCCGTACACCTACATTGACGCCGCTGACAACCTGCTGCTCGCTGACGGTTTCGTTCCGTCTGACATCGCGCTGGACCCGAAGTTCACCAACGGTTTCTCGACCCTGCGTGACGCGAGTGGCCGGAAGCTGTACCCGGACCTGAATCTCGGCTCCGACATCTCCACCCTTGAAGGGCACCGCGCCGCGACTTCCCGCACCGTGGGCGCTACCGGCGTTGCCGCTGTGGATCCGAAGCTCCGCGCTATCGTGGGCGACTTCTCCGCTGTCCGCTGGGGCATCCAGAAGGTGCTGGGCCTTGAGGTCATCAAGTACGGTGACCCGGACGGTCAGGGCGACCTGAAGCGTAACAACCAGATCGCGTTCCGCGCTGAGGTTGTTTACGGCTGGGGCATCGCTGACCTCGGCGCGTTCGCCAAGATCGTGGACGCTGTCTAATGCCGCGCCTCACTAACGCTGTCACGGGCGTGACCGTGAGTGTTGAAGAAGAAACCGCAGCGAACCTGGACGCGAACTTCTGGAAGCCTGCCAAGGAAGAGTCCAAGACGAGCCGCACGCGCAAGTCCGACTAAGGAGGTAAGTCATGGCTGAACCGTTTCCGTTTGCCACGTTGCAAGAGTTTAAGGATCGGTGGCCTGACTTCCCCGCGGGCGCGGACGCGCACGCGACGATCCTCTTGGAGGACGCTTCCCAGTTCATTCTGGACACGGTTCCGGCGGCGGAGGCGGCTAACCCTGCTACCCGCCGCCGGATCGTGTGTGCGGTTGTGCGCCGGTCGATGTCTGCTGAGGCTGCCGAGACTGCAGGGTTTGACACGTTCCAGACAGA